GCAGAGTTGCGAAGCAAAAATCTGCTTGATGCGTTTATGAATTGGATAAGAGACGCTCTTGGGTTAAGCAAGAGATCAATGACTGCGTTGCAAGAAGTCATTCAGATGTCTGACACGTTAATGCAAGAGGAGATTGATGGCGAATTAAAAAGTCCTGCAAAGCCAACAGCACCCGCATTGCCGCAAACTATATATAAATTTCGCGACCGAGACAGCAGTGTTGGTGAAGAAGGATTATACGAAAAACTCCAAAAAGAAGGCAAGATATATCGCGGGATGACCGAAGCAGAGTATGTAAAAACTGTGGCGGTCGATGGAATGATAAGAAGCAGGCAAGATTACTCCGTAAAAGGGGAAGGTACAAGTTTTTCTGAACGAATGCACGATGCGGAGTCGTATGTTAACACGGGACGGGACAATCCAAATAAAACTGGAAAACCTACCTATATCGTTGAGGCTTCGCGTGGTGACTTAAAAGAAACCAGAGATGGATACGTTAAATCCCAAGTTCCGATTAAAGCTGAAAGAGTTTGGAAAATTGATTCTCATTTAGGGGCTTTATTCGGCAAGCAAATTCCAGTCCCTCAACCTTCAGCTAAAAAGACATCTGCAAAGCCTAAAGCTCCGAAACTTACAAAAGCTCAGGAGGTTGCAAAAGCCATTGCAAATATTCCGATGTATCGTGGTTCAAAGTCAGGCGAACCAGAGCAACTTGCTGATGAATTTTCTTATTTTATATCAAACGAAATGTTTGCAAAAACTTACGGAGACGTTGCCGAATTTAATTTGCAACTTAAAAACCCAAAGATAGTTACAGATCAGGAATGGGGAGATTATGACACGCAGATGACTCGCGAATCTGAGTTGGGTCGGCAAACCGGCAAAGCATTGCAAGCCCTTAAAAACCAAGGCTTTGATTCCGCAGTTTCAATAAGAGAAACTCCGTCTGGTAAGATGTATGTTGTCGTCGCTCTTTCCGACACTGCAAAGTTAGGCAAGCCAGAGCCAGCGGAGCCAGCTAAGGCTGAAACGCCAAAAACTAATCGCGATGCGGTTATGCAAAAGATGGACACGTCCAAGTTCACTAAACCGTTGCGAGAATACATCGAAGAACAGAGTGACATATTTGAGGACGCAGATTTAATTGTTGACATTCTTGAACCAGTTGTAAGTGGAGAAATTGATGCTCCTAAAAGCTGGGTGAAGCAAATTCGTTTGCAATACATTGAGGCTGGAATCCTTACGCCAATTTCGGACGAGCAACTTAGGAAGACTATTGTTTCAAGTGGCAAAGGATACGATTTCCAGTTGGCAGGAATTAAATACCACTTCCCGCACAGCGGGGGAATTCAGGGCTGGTTGGATTCGGGCATTAACGCAAAGCCAAAACCCGCAGAAAAGCCAAAGAAAAAAAGCAAAGGCAAAAAAGCACCAGTGCCGGTCGTTGAGCCTGAATCTGAAACATTAGAATCGTCTTTGCCGAGTCGAAAACAGAAAAGCAAGGGAAAAAAACGAGTCAAGACGGACGAAGGCGGTGGAGCGACAGAGTTTTCAAGCAAGCCAGCAAAGGTTCCTGAAAGTGCAAAGAAACGCTCAGATTTGCCGAAAGGCTGGGCTTGGCCTGAAAACATTAACCCGTTTAGCGTAGAAGAACTTGTGGCATTTGTTAGGGAAATTTCTACAGACATAGACTTTAAAGTTCCAAAGTTAAGCAAAGCTTTAAAGTTTGCAACGCGAGGCGATTTTAACACTGTCAAAGGTAGGATTCGAATTAACAACAGGTTAGTCGGTGATCCCATGGCAATTTTAAAAACGTTGTCGCATGAAATCGGCCACCTTGCGGATTGGTTGCCAGACATGCCAAAAGGGTTGTCGAGAGGCAACATTTTTGGCAGGCTTGAAGCGTTGCGAAATTTTGGGAGAGATTATTCCGATTTAAGTTTGTCTGCCCGGCAGCAGTTAAGGAAAAAAGCAAAAAGAGAAGCCGTTAATAAGCATGGAGTTGACGTTGGAAAGAAAAAAATTGACAAAGAGTTTAAAGCTTTGCTTGAAAAGTCAGACATTCCAAGTGAAAACGACATCAGGAAAGAATTAATTTCTCTTACGAAATGGTGGAGAGGTGGTTATTCAAAGGCTCCTAAAAGTCATATTAAATACAGAGAAAGTTCAGAAGAACTTTACGCAGATGCGTTGTCAGTTTTATTAGTTGCACCTACTGAGTTAGAAACGCGCGCACCAAAGTTTTGGAAATTGTATTTTGAAAGCCTTGACAGTCGCCCTCGCGTTGCAGATGCCTATTTAGAGCTTGTTTTGTTGCTCGGTGGAGAAAGGCCGCAAATTGCAAAAGCTTCTGTGAAGCGACACAAGGGCATGTTCACGCGAACAAACGATGCCTTAAATGCAATTCGAAATGAGCAGCTTGAAAATCAAGATTGGAAACGCAATCTGGAAACTGGTTTTAGCTTGCTTTCGCAATATGCAATTGATAAAGGCGCTCCTGTTAAACGGATGGGCAAAAAAGGTTTGCGTGGGGGGGATCAATGGAAAAACATTGATAACAAAGTTAGAGAACACGCAAGATATGCCGTTGACGATCTTAACACCCAAGACACTCTAAATTACAAGTTTTTTAGGAATGTAAATGAGCAGGTGTTTGATCCATTGGTCGAGCAATTTCAAAATGCTGGTTACGAGGAAAACGCAAGAGCGAAGGCTAAAGAAGGTCTTGGTTTGTTAATGAAGTTTTATCGGGACAAATGGGGCAGGACAAAAAAGGTTCAAGATCCAGACCAGCCGCTTGACCCAGAAGCCACGATTGAAATTGAAATTCCAAACCCGCTCGGCCTTGTAGCCGCTGATGTGGACTCTCGCATTGAAGCATATAAGGACGAAATTGGAGAAGATCTTTACGATAGTGTCTTAAATGCAAAGCAGACTTTTAACGATTTAATTTTTGAAATTGCAGAGCAAGCATCAAAAGAAGGGATTTACAGCGAGGAACAGTTTGAAGAAAACATTGTTCCAAACAAAGACAATTACGCTGCCTATTGGGTTATTCATCATGCGTTAAACTTTCGCGACATTTCGCCGATGATAAATGAGCAAAACGGAACATGGAGTGACATTGTAAACCCGTTTGAAGCTACGATTGTTAAATACATGAATTTAAATCGTCTTCGGCTAAAAAACAAAGCCACGATGGCAACTCTTAAGCTTATGCAACAAACTCCAGAGTTTGCAACAGATATAAAAAAACTTGGTAGATTTGAAAGGCCAAGTCAAGCTAAGTTGCAAAAAGATGGAGTAGATATTATCTACACAATGCAGCAAGGAAAGGTTATTAGGTATTTAGTTCCTAGCAACATTGCTGCAACATTCAGGCGGCCAAACAATGACAAAATGCTTTCAATTATTGAAAGATTGTTAAACTCGGCGGTTTACAACACGTTTCATCCGTTATTTGTCACGTACTCAATGGCTTTTGCGCTTAAAAACCCAATTCGAGACATGAGGCGAACAATAGTAAACCTTGGAGCAACTGACAATATCGGCGTAATGAAGCTTATTCCTGCATACGCAAAGTCGCTTAGGGAGGCATGGGAATATTCTGGCGGTGAACAAAAACAAATGGTTACTGCAATGATTGAGTCGGGTGCAATGGACGTTCCGTTTACTCGCTCAAGGCCAATTGATATTGAAAATGAAACGGCTGCGTTAGATGAATTGTTTGTAAAAATGGGTTCATTAGACGAAAGTTCGCAAGACCAGCTTGGCAATTGGGTGACAACGTTTGCAACATTGCCAGCTTCAACAATTTTGGCAGGTGCAAGTTATGCCACAAGTGGCAGGTTTGGCAAAAAGCAGGCGACTTGGATTGAATCTAACAGGCAAAAATACGCACAATCAATTGATGACATAAAACATAGAGTTGGATTAGCTGCAACTTTAGAAGGAATTAAACGAGTGGGGGAGACAACTGAGGTTGCAATGAAGCTGGCTGGTTGGAAAGAATTAAAGAAAAAAGGTTTGTCTGATGCAGAAGCGGCGTACAAGGTAAAAAAGTTAGTTGGAACGCCGGATTATAAGCAGGCTGGATTTGCAACGCCGTGGACAAACTCAATTATGATGTATTCTAAGGTTCGTTGGAATGGACTTCAGGCTGACATGTCTGTTGCAGCAGACAAAGAAACAGCCGCCGGTTGGTGGTGGCGGCAGATGGTGAACTCGTTGTTGCCAACAACGTTAACTAAGACTATGGCTTACGGTGCAGTTGGTGCGTTTGATCCAATCGGAAAATTGTTTGGGTTTGGAGACGATGAGGACGAACTTACAATTAGTCAGTTTTTGAAGAAAAAATACGATTTTGTTTCGTCCTATTTTTTGCAAAATTACGATCCTTTGCCAATGGTTACCGTAAAGGGGGCAAAGGGTGTGGAGTATCTTGTCATGCTTACACTGCCAAAAGACGACACTGGAGCGTTGATTTCAAGGTTGTGGTGGTCAGCTACGGATGCTGCATTGATTGCTGCTGGAGGCACTCGCGATTCAAAAAACCTTGGCGATGTTTCAAGGGCAGTGCTTGGAGACATTTTTGACGCGGCAATTCCAGCCTTATCACCTACAATTGAAATAGCTGATTCATACTTGCATTATTTTCTTGAGGAAAGTCCTAAAAAAGATCCGTTTTTAGGCGGTAATATTGTTGATTCGACAAACCAAAAAATTGGCGGTTTAGACGCTCATTTAGATATGTTGGAATATACCGGCAACCAATTTGGGCAAGTTGGTGCTGTTGCAAACGCGGGAATGGATCTGGCGTTTGATAGAAACCAAGATCCTACTGAAGACAAATGGAAATATTTTTTATTCAAATCAGCAATGTCAGTTACAGGTGCTTCATCGTTTATACGTGTCACACGAAGCGGTCGAAAAGAAATTCAATACGGTCGTGACAGAGCAAAAGATAGAAAAGACGCTGAGTCGTTAAAACGCACTGGAGACTACTCAAAGAAGTTTCGTGGTGAAGCTGAATCAATTCGAAAAGACCTTAGAGACGGTATCGCAACGCCAGAACAAGTTAACGATTTGTACCGATATGATTTGTTTGAAAAAGGAATTGTCAACGTACAGCGGGAGGTGATGGATGATTTGCAGGAAAAAATTGACAGTCCAAATATTTTGCCAGCGGAAAAAAAAGCTTTAAAAGCGTCTGTGAATCAAATAAAAGATGCAATGAAAACAGTTGCTTTTGACCTTGACTTAGGGCTTCGCAACCCACCTGCAATACTTAAAGATGGATTGGACAATAGAAAGGGTGAAATTGTTAAAAAAGCTCTTACATTTTTTAGGCCACAGCTAGGCAGAAATGTCCAACAAACAAATGCAAAACGAAAAGCTGAACACGATTTAATGCGTCAGGATGCAATTCAACAAATGTTTCTTTTTATGCCAAAAAAAGAAGAAGCATGGGATACATACAAAACTCGAATTAAAAACCTTGGCTACAAAGATGATTTGGGTCGTTCGATGCGCGACGACAGTTACTTTCTTAAAAAAGAGCAAAGGCAAAAGGCAAGATTTTTAATAAGCATTTACGCAAACAAAGCTAATAAATAGATGGTTTGACGAGTTACACGTTTATGGTAAACTTGTTGCATGAATATTAAAGACGTAAGCTTGTACGATTTATTTGCAAAAAACATTAAAAATCGCCGACAGGAACTTGGGTTAACACAGACAAAGCTGGCCGAAAGGATGCAAACTTCGGCTGGGTTTGTCTGTGATTACGAAAAAGGTCGCAGAAATCCAACGCTGCTTACGGTTGAAAGGTTTTGCAACGCACTTGAATGCACAGCCGCTTTTCTTTTGGTTGCTGCTAGCGACGAAACAGGTTAGGGTTGACTCTATACAGGTTTTGTGTAAACTGCTGCGGTTGGGAGTGGCGGGCTAGTGGCCGCTGGGTTGTTTCCCATCTTAGTACCTTAAGGAGATGGACATGCTTGTTTTAAGACGCAAGATCGGCGAAAGCGTTACTTTGTCAGATAATTCTGGGTTGAGCGTGGAATTTAAAATTCTTCGATCCAAAGGCAATTCTGTTACGGTTGGAATAGAAGCTCCTAAAAGCTTGTCTGTAAAACGCAGCGAGCTTGCAGACATTCCTATGAAGAATTTTATTGTTCCGCTTGTTCGAGCAGCAGAAGGCAGTAGTAATGCCTAAGCAAAAGCTTACTCACAGCAGAATGCAATCTTTTAAGCTTTGCAGAAAAAAGCATTATTGGGCGTATGAGCTTGGGTTTCGCAAGACGGTAGATGCCAAAGCGTTAAGGATGGGCAGTGCGGGTCACGAAGGCTTGGACGTTTATAAAAAGACAGGTTCTTTGGAGCAAGCGATTCACGCAGTTGAGGCTATGTACGCAATATGCCCAGATCAAATCGACGAGCTTGATTGGGCTTACGAAAAGGAAACCGTTGAGGTTCTTGTGGCTGGCTGGGTCTGGCGTTGGTCAGAATTTCCCCTGACTATTATTGAATCCGAGCAAGCTTTTAGCATTCCTTTGCTTAACCCTAGTTCAGGCGAACCCAGCCGTCTGTTTGAGCTTGCGGGCAAAATTGACGGGATTATTGAAGTTGAGGGGCAGAATTACATTCTTGAGCATAAGTTTATTGGAGATGACATATCAGATGATTCTGATTATTGGCGGCGTTTGCAAATAGACACGCAAATTACCATTTATACCTATGCTGCCAGAATGCTAGGATACAATCCTGTTGGCGTTCTTTATGACGTTATACGAAAGCCAAGCATCAAGCCTTCAAATGTGCCTATTCTTGATGACGATGGATTCAAGGTAGTGCTTGACGAGGCCGGAGAGCGTGTTTTAACGGCTCAAGGCAAGCCAAGGCAGTCAGCGGACAGGTCAAAGGGTTTCGTGCTTCAGAGTCGGCGTATGACCGTTGAGGAATGGAGCCAGAAGCTTCAATGTGACGTTGAGCTTAGGCCGGAGTGGTATTTTGCAAAGAAGTACATTGCTCGGCTTGACGACGATCTTGAGGAGATGTTGAAGGAAAATTGGGAGATTCAGGCAACTATTGAGGATGCCCAAAAGAACGGATCTCATTACAAAACAGTAAACCTTGGAAGCTGCTCCTATTGCAGTTATTTTGGTTTGTGTACTAGTAAGTTTGATTTTGAGAAGCGAGTTCCAGATGGTTTTGAACGTCTCGTTGACGTTAATCCAGAGCTTGCGTAATTTTAAGGACGGAGAATATGTCAGTACCCACAAAGAAGTTTGAAAAACGAAGAACAGAGCCAGCAAGGGCGGCAGTGCAGCCTGCAAAGAAAACCGCTGTGACTGGTTTAAATTTGGTTGCAGGAGTTGTTGCAAACCAAGGCGAGCGAATTGGAATCTACGGAAGCGGAGGCATTGGCAAAACAGAGCTTGTTGCTTCGCTCGAAAAAGTTGGAATTAAAACTTTGTTTATTGATTTAGACGAAGGAACACTTGGCTTGGAGGTGAGCAGGGTAGCTGACGATCAAGGAAACCTGATTGGCAGCTTTGAGGCTGTCATGAGCGTTCTTAAAAATCAAGAAATCATTGACCAGTTTGACTGTGTCGTTATTGATACTTTTACAAAGATGGAAGAATTGATCGCAAGGCACGTAATTGACACTGTTCCTCACGAAAAAGGAAAACCGATTAGAAGCCTTGAGGATTATGGTTTTGGAAAAGGTCTGGTACATGTTTTTGAAGCAGGTCTAAGGGTCTTGGGGCAGCTTGATGCCATTGCAAGGCAGGGAAAGCACGTTGTTTTGATTTGCCACCAAACAGCCGAGAAGGTTCCAAGTGCTGAATCGGATGATTATCTTGAGTATCAGCCGCGTTTGCAGTCCCCTTCGAAAACGGCAAAGCTTCGTGAACGAGTTTTTGAATGGTGCAATCATTTTTTTAGAATTGACCATGATCGTTTTGTTGAGGACGGGAAAGCCGAAAAGGGCAACAGTCGATCAATCCACACTGTTCGCAGCACAACTGCTTGGGCAAAACACAGAACGCTAGGCAGTGGTCGGGAAATCCCAGATCGCATAAATTACGACAAAGGTTCCTACGAACTTTGGGAGATTATGTTTGGAGGGCAGAAGTAATGAAGCCTGAAGAACACGACACCGACAAGGATTCTAAAAGCTTTTTTGATCAAGATTGTTTTCAGCCTACGCTTGATAGCGAGGAAGTTTACGCTAGTTCAAAGGCTGATTTGAAGCGTCACTACGAAGAAATTATGATGAACATTGAATCATCAGATGATTGCGTAAACTTTTCAAATACTACTGTTTTGATTGCAAGTGATTTTTTAGCAGATTTGGAAAGTTGGAAAAAAGAAGGGGATGAAGTTTCAGACGAAAGCTTTGCCCTTGTTCGCTTAACACTAAAGCTTGCCGTAAAAGTTGGAGTGAATACTATTTGCTCTTGGGTATCTGCAAGAGATTTAGAACTATTGGAAGAGGAATCGGAATTGTCCGATTAGTTTTGTCTTTGCTTGGCTATCCGCATGGAAGATTGGAAAGTCGCCAATGGACGCTGGCGAGGTCAGGCAATTTTTTTTAATGTTTTGAGATGGAGAATTTAGTGATGACGAAAGAAGAAAGATTACCACTGACAGAAGTTGGCAAATATCGTGGAAGCGTTGTTGACTACGAGCTAAAAGAATTTGACAGCGGATCAGTGCTTGTCAAATTGTACATTGAAGTTGAGGACATGTGGGCGGGTGACGATTGGTTGGATATAAAAAAAGATGGCTGGGACTTTGTTGGCGACGTTTGGGTCGTTGGCAAAAAAGGGCTTCACAAATCGTCTTGTGAAAATTTAATTAATCACGCTGGATGGTCAGGCTCGTTTGCGTCAATAACAGATCGCACATGGCATCCCACGCCGATTGCTTTTGAAACAGAGATGAACGTTCAATATGGCTTGCAGCTTCGATATTTAAACAGCTACCACGGCGGCGGTGACAAGACTAGAACGGTTTCTGGCAAAAGCCTCGACAACAAGCTTGGCGGGCAGCTTAGAAGCCTCGCCGCAAATGCGGAGCTTGCAAAATCCAAGCCAAGCAGGATCTTTGAAAAGCCTCCTGAAGACACGGCTAAAGTTGACGAAAATATTCCATTTTAAGGAAACATGATGTCAAACGAAAATTTAGATCCTGTTAGCTTATCCGAGTCGCAGGAGCTTAACGAATATCTTGTTAAATATCATCACCCGATAGGCGACAACCGACCTCAGGCCAACTCAAGAGGCTTGCAAGAGCTTGAATTGGCCTTTTTAGAGTTGTCGTTGCGGGTGCAACATCTTGAGGAGAAGTTTCGTGGCAAAACAAATTGTTCAGGCTGAGGATGTGGCCGATGTGTTTGATGCTCATGTGAAATATCATCCGCGTGAAAAGCTGACAAAAAAGAAACGCGATTTAATTAGGAATCGCTTGCGAGATGGCTATTCAGTGGATGATCTTTGCATGGCTATTTTGGGCATCCATAACACGCCTCACAATCTTGGTGACAATGATCGCAAGACAAAATATCTTGGATTGCATGTGTCCATGAGATCCGAGAATGTTGATCGGTTTATTGAAACTGGTGAAGAACTATTTGAAAAAAGAGAGGAAGAGATGAAAGTAAAACAGCGTCGGCAGGCTGCAATGCAGTTGCAACGCAAAGCTGCTCCTAAGCTTACGATGGAGCAGCGGGAACGCGAGGCGGCAGAGTTTAGAGAGATGGTTAAGCGGGAGCTTGGAAAATGACTGAGTTGTTCGACAAGTGGTCGCAAAACGATCCAAAAAAACTGGCTCGCAAGACTGACCCTGGAACAAGCCACATTGCAGCCGTTAACGTCTCACAGGGAGGCAAGTTGAGCGCACAGCGAAGAGCTATGCTTAAGTGCGTTATTGAAAATCCTGATTTGACGGCGGCTGAAATGGAACTGTTAGACGGAGTTGGTCGTGGAGTCCCTTCTCGCAGGCTGATTGAGCTTGTAAGGGCGGGGCTAATCGAAGTAAGCGGCAAACGCCCAAGCAAGACGAATGGAAACGTCATGCAGACTTATCGCGTTGTGAAGGGCGTAACTATTTAGTAAATGCGGCAATTGCGGCTAAGGAAGGCCGCATCGTTGCAATGCAGTTTTAACTTAGGTCAAAAGTTAGGAATTGAGAATGGGTCAACTGAATGCAAATTTGCCGTACACCGCTAGTCTGATTCGGAAAGAATTTACTGGCTTAAGAGTTGATGTACGCGGGTACATGTTTGGCGTAAAAAGCATGATAAACAGACCGCTGCATTTTCATTTTCAAAGTTGTCGCGGAGCAATCTTCTGGAACATGCCAATTAGTGCGTTTGCTCACGAGCGTTGGTATGACCGTCTTGATTCTGACGAACAAAAACGACTTAGCATGTTGCAAAGTTGGGATTGTCAGTCGAACGACATCGCTGTCACTACTTTTGCTTTTTTGCAAAATCGCCGCGTAGATGTGTTTTGTCGGGACAAGAAATGGCGAAGTGGTCATTACATTACAACGATTGACGATTACGAGGGAGATTTAAATCAACTTAATGTAGGGTACTCTAACGATCAGGATAGCAAGTGTTATCATTTTATTGCGCTGGAAGATGGCAATTTTTGCGTGCAACCCAACAATTTGCTTCGGTGGCACAACGCAGACTTTATAATTCCTTACGACAAAGACAATCCACCAAAAGTAAACGTCTACGACAAGCCTTTGTCCTCAGAAGATATTGATCGGACTTATGGCAACAGTGCCTATTACTTTTACGGCGACGAGGCAGAGGACGTTTCCAAATGACTCCGACTCAAAGAACTCTTAAGCGATTTCGAGCGGCTGGTTACACCTGCGAGGTTGTCGAGCGGTGGTGTCAGTTTTCAAAGCGACGAAAAGACCTTTTTGGGTTCATTGACATAGTCGCAATAAAAGAACATCGCATAGTTGCAATTCAAGCGACCAGCGGAGGGAACACTTCAAGTCGAGTGGCTAAGATAAATTGCGAACCAAAGGCTCAAGATTGGCTTGATGCTGGCGGGATTATCCTAGTCGTCGGATGGCGACCTCTCGTTGCATATAAAAAGGACGGTTCAAAAGCGAAACGTCCCGTGTGGAAACCAAAAGTTATTCGAGTTCGCGAAATTACTTTACCAGACCCTCCCTAAGCAGAATCCTTTTTATCTGCTGGTGATGCCACTTGCCGCCCGTCCGAGTGGGTATCTTTTCCCCTTCAAGCCACTTCGCAATTTGGCGATAACTGTCGCCCTCTTTCCATCGCTGTTTGATGGTGTCGATAGTAGCAATTTCGTCGTAATTTTTGATCGTGGCAAAACGGTCGTTCGGGTCTTTTTGATAACCGTAAGGTCGGTCGCCGTAGTAAACGTGTGGTTTATTGCTCATGGTCTACCCTATCTGAAATTTCATCAAAAGTGTCGTAATCGGCAACGTCGTATGGTTTCAGCAGTGTTTTTACCCTCATTCCGTCCGGCAATTGCACCGACGCAGTGTCATCAGAGTGACGTAAAGCTTCAGGGTAATCGCGGCAAAACTCATCAGCGTCAGATGGCGTTGTAAAATAGATTTTCAAATAAATGCTCATTTTAGCTCCATTTTTAGTAAAAAACGGGTTGCGCCCTACCGCCTCTCGCTCATTTCGTGAGGCTTGGCAGGGCAACAACCCAATGAAATCGCAGCATCAGTTTGCTGTCGGTTTTAATTGGCTGGAAACATCAATGTTGATTGGAAGAACCGACCGATCCGAATTGTACCGGACGTTGACCGTTGAAATGTTTCCTCGCTTGCAATCTTCCAGATTGAGATATTGGCCAGTCACCGCATCTTGAAAATCCTTGTTGCTTTCCCAGTCCGCAATAATTGATTTTCGATTTTTATAAGTTCGACCATACGCGCCGCGAATTGTTGGAGTTCCATTAAACATTGTTTTTACCTCTTTGTTAATTTGTTTTTAATACGTTAGTTCAAAATGTTAAAGCGTTTGAATTCTTTAAAGTTTAGGCAACCCTCGCACACGCGATAGGCTCCGTCTTCAAATTCCGCCCGCTCGTCGCCGTAAACATCGGCGGGCGTAATGTCTTCATCTAAATTAATAGGATCGTTGCAGCGGTCGCAGCACAACGCTGCACACTCAACGCAAAGGAATCCCCCGTCCGTTGGCACTCGATTAACGAATCGACCCGACCCAAAAGAAGTGTCTTGATCGCATTCTACGCAGCGACTTGGAAGCCATTCTGAGTCCACTGAGTCCAAATTAAAAGATTTCATCGCTTTACTCCCTTGCCAAATATGGTGTCCTCGCAATACGCGTCAAGTTGATCCCAGACACGTTGTTTAGAACCTTTGAAACCAAACTCATCTTTTACGATTGCATACGCTGAGCGACCCCGGCGAGTCATCCCGGCGATTTCCATTTTGAGCGATGCTTTTAACGCCAAGATGCGAGCGTAATCAGTGTTTTCAATTAACATAATCTTCCTTTCAAAATTGTTTTTAAAAATTAACTATACTTCTTCCACACAATGTAATTATCATTGTGAACTTTAAACGCATGGGCGAGAATTTCGCGGCGAATTGGTTTGGGCAACCCTCGCCAAGATTCTCGCAAGCGATGCCTAATTTCGCGAGCCACGAACAGCATTGACTCGCCGCAGTGCAGTCGGTCTACCAGCGACCCAACGAAATAGAGATCTCCTTTTGTAAGTTGAGAATCTTTAATCATGACATCTCCAATCCGCAGCCGCAGCAACTAAGAACGAAAATTAAAAACAGTGCGAAAATTGCAATAACTACCGTCCTATCTTTGTCCTTGCTCTTATTCATTGTTACTATCCTTTCCAAAAAACAACAAAAAGACATCCATTGAAATGACCGCAAACGACACAATCAATGCGATCCAAACAAATACTTTAAACACAGCAATCCTTTCATAAAAAGTAACCAACTAAGCGCTGGCAAATGACAGCGCTTGCTTGGTTGCTTTCCGCTAACCCTTGTCTCCGAATCCCCAAACAACATCTGCCCAATTGATTACCAGATCGTCAAGAACAGCGATTGCGTTTTCTAACTTGAGGGCAGCGATCTCGCTTTCCAAATTCTTTTCATGCTTCTCTACTTCTTTCAGGCAAGCATCTTCCCCGTAAGCATCTTTGAGCCTGTCCCAGACCTCCGCTTGGGTCAATGGCCTGCCGCGTACGATTTCGCACTCGCCCCACTCGTAATCGCTGGGAATGAGAGTGCCGGTAAGATATTGTTTAACCGCTGTTTTAATACTCATAATTTTCCTTTTCGTGAGGAATTTCAAATTGCCGTATAACGTCACTCGTGCTGAATTTTCCATTTTGCAAATACGCCATTCTCACGTATCTGAGAGATCCAGAATTTTTGAACCATCGCTTAATTGCTTCCGCTGGTTTTTCGTTTTCAAAATCGGGATCTTCAAAATTTCCCTGTTCATCAATTTTGTGAACTTGCAAACCCCACTCGCTCATAATGTCAGCCGCTTCCGTTGTTTTAGCGACATAGATTTTATGCTCACTTGCACAAACTCCGCACGCGTCAAACAGCGCGGCATCAATCCTTCGCAGGTGTCTTGGTGTGAAAATACTCATTAGTCTACCTTTCATGGCCAGTGTTTTAAGCAGTCCTCGCATAAGTCCTCAAAGTAATTTAATAACGTCTCGTATTCGTTCGGAGTGCGTCGCATTGATATATTCAAGTCGAGCGTCTGAACGACCTCGTATTCAAAAAACAATATTTTTTCAAATTCGGATTTCCATTTTTTCGCAATCTCCAACGTGACAAAATCCAAAATTTTGGTTTTCAATTCTTCCATTACTTCGCCCCCTTCAAAGCAACTAGCGCCCGCTGTGCGTCGCTTCCGGCTGGCTGTATTCCATGAATCAACAAGGCGAATTTCTGCCCGCCAGTCGCAGCGTGAGAATCGTCGTGGTCTATCTCTAACCCCTTGGCCTCTGCCTCGGCTTCTGAATAAACTACCACCGCTTCCGGCGTTTCTGGCGTGATAAGGTGATCATCCTTCCCGCCTCGGCTCGCCGTTATTTTTAAGTTATCGGGTAGGCTCCCCACCTCGGATTTGTACCGCTCAACAAATCGCAGCGCCTTAGTGTAACAATAAAATCTCATGGCGGGATTTTGGCGGGCGATGATCACCCACGCTTTGAAGTATTTGAAGTTGAAGAAATCGCCGCTTGAGTGAATTCTAATTAATCCGGCGAACGGCATGGATTCACCCAACACCCGCGCCACGTGTTCGGCAGTGGTCGAACGGTCGCGGCAAAGATCCCGCAACGTCTCCCAGTTTCGTTTGCGCTTGTTGTAGACATTTAATAACCGCGCTTCTTGGCTTGCAGCGTAGCAACGAAATTGAGTGAATCGACCGTCAACTACCTTCCTGCCTGTTTCAGTCTCAACCGCACGGCTGCGGCAATCCTTCGCAAACGGGCAGGAATGACCCGCCAGTAGATCAAACGAGTAAATCGAGGACACTTTGCCGCGCGTCCATTGTCGCAATTCTTCCACGTCGGCGAGCTTCTTGAGCTTCTGGTTGGCGGCGCTAAATTCTACCCGCTCTAGCTGGCGGGTGTTTCTTTTAATCATCATGAGGCTCCATCTCAAAGAATACTAGTAACAACTAACGGGCTTGGGCTGCGACGCTCGCAGCCCTCGCCGGTTGACTGTCAGTTATCCCAACGGCGAAGCGTCGAGCCGCAGACATCGCAGCTTATAGGCTCGCCCATTTGATAATGATCCTCGTAACAGGGAGCGACCCCGACCTCCGGCAATTCGTCACCCTTGGGGTCGCCGTTGTAAGGCTCCAAAACGGTGAATGCGTGTTCTGGGTCTTGGTTACAGGTGCGGCACAGATCGAAGGTGCTGGAGCCGCTCCCGTCCCGCTCGCCTTCCAACCGATACCATTCATCAACCGCTTCGCCGTCATTCGCTACTCTTGGCATTAGTTGCCCCCTTTCGTGATCTCGTTTGAATCCGACCGCTGGCGGCTTAAACCATAACGCGAGGTCTTTGGACGCGTCCACGTTAGATGTTCGCCGGTTATGTCGTTAGCGATCAATTCGGCTTCCCAAGTTCCCGAAGCATTGACGGAAGCAACAAACCAAGTCAATGCCCCTTGGATTCCGATCAATAGCCAACGGTCGGAATCTGGGACGCGCCGAAGCGAGTAACGCAAGCGGGTAACGGGTGGACGTAGTGAGGGTGACGTGATCATCATGAGACTCCATCTCAAAAAAAGGTTAACGGGTTAACTCAATCCTAAAGCTTACTTCTTGCACGGGCTGACTCGCCCATACGTCGGGTGATTTGCTTTCGATCACCACCCGCTGTTTTGCCTGCTCGGTTGACCGGCATCCGCACAACATCAAAGCCGAAAGAATGACGGCCAAAGCGGTTACCGATACAAGCGAACTAGTTGATTGATCCTGCATAATATCCTCCAAAGGTTGAAGGCATTTCTGGCAGTGTGCCAGCCGTGCCATTACATGTTATCGGCTGGTGTCGTAA